ATCGACGAGCAAACCAGCGACCTATTCTTGGAGGAGTGGCTGTGCGACCTACTTGCGGATCCTGTAGATATTTCAACTTACTTGGAGGAGATGGGACAGACGCCTGGATGGGTGAATGTCGACGCCGATCACCAGAGCTGCTGGTAGACGAGAACGGCAACCAATCACCCGGTTGGCCACCCGTGGACGATGGCCACTGGTGCGGCGAATACTCTACGAGCGTCCTATCATGAAACACGATCCAGTACACCATCCACAGCATTACACTCAGCACCCGTCTGGTATCGAGTGCATTCAGATCACCGAGCACATGAGTTTCAACTTGGGGAACGCCATTAAATACATCTGGCGAGCAGATCTCAAGGCAGGAATGCAAGACCTTGAGAAAGCACGCTGGTATCTGGATCGGGAAATCGAGCGGCGCAAAAGAGCGTTTGACGTACATCTGCAAGACGTGCTAAAACGCGGGTGATCGGGAACAGGCGCACTCCTAGCCAAACCATTGCCCGATTGGGCGACAGAGTGTTGCCCTTTTTTTTGGTGGTGCATATGGAAAATGAAGCCAGCACTTTTGTCTCGGTGCTTCTGCACTCAGGCACTAACGCGCATCTGTTGCGTTGGACCACCAACAGCTACTCTGAGCACCAAGCGCTCGGTGAGTATTACCAAGCAATCCCTAAGTTGGTAGACCGGCTCGCAGAAGTCTACATGGGCAGGCACGGGCAATTCACCAGCTTCCCCGACGACTACTATCTTCCAGCCGATGATCCTGTCGAGTACATGGTAGGCATCAAATACTTTGTGCAAGACTCACGCGAAATCATGCCCGACGAAACCGAAATCCAGAATCTCATTGATGAGATCGCACAGCTCATTGATTCAACCCTTTTCAAACTTAAATTTCTCAAGTAAGGAAAAAACATGAACTTCAATAACTCACCAGCCCAACACTTGGACGACATCCACGCCCAGGCATATGAAAACGGATCAGACGCTGGCAAGAGCGAGCTGGCCGAGGAAGTCGCTGTCATGATGGGCGCAATCGACCTCGAGGAATGCCCACAGTGCCGTGACGTTCTCAAGCGCGTGCTAAACCAACACATTGCCCAGTTTCTATCTGTTGGCGAGCATGAGTGCGAGCAAGAACCAGAAGATGAAGATGAAGAAAACGAAGTCTCTTTCGTAATCTCATTTCCAGATAACTGAAATCCAACTCAAAAGATCAACGAATGTCATCGGTCGCAAAAAATACTAAAGGACCGGCAAAGCTCAGGCCCAGAAAGTACGAGAACAAGGCAGATATTTGCGCCTTGGTATTCTCTGGAATGCGCTGCGGTCTGAGCGCTTTTAAAGCCTGCGAGGCGGCTGGCGTTCCTCACAGCACGTTTTTGGAGTGGGTCAGGGATGACGAAGAACTGGCCAACAGCTACGCACGCGCGAGGGAAGATCTGATTGAGCGCATCGCCAACGAAGTGCTCGAGCTGAGTGACGCTGATGTCGGCCTGCAGCCGGATGGCAAGAAAGACTGGGCTGCGGTACAGAAGCACAAGCTCCAGGTCGACACCCGCAAGTGGCTGCTTTCTAAGCTGGCGCCGAAAAAGTACGGTGACAAGCTGGAACTGACTGGAGATCCTGATCGTCCGTTGGCCATTCAGAAGATCGAGCGCGTGGTGGTCGGTAATTGACAACTCTGCGCCTTGAGACCCCACAATGGTCACTGCCGCTGCTCGAGCCAGCGCGATACAAAGGCGCTTGGGGAGGCCGAGGCTCTGGCAAGTCCCATATGTTTGCAGAGCTGATGATCGAGGCCCATATCATGGATCAGAAACGGCGCAGCGTCTGCGTTCGTGAAATCCAAAAGTCGCTAAACCAATCTGTCAAGCGACTGCTCGAGACCAAGATTCAGGCTATGAATGCTGGCGCATACTTCGAGGTGCAGGATGCCGTCATCAAGTCGCGCAAGGCTGATGGCGCGATCATCTTCCAGGGTATGCAGAACCATACCGCCGACTCAATCAAGTCGCTGGAGGGTTACGACTGCGCCTGGGTCGAGGAAGCCCAGAGTTTGAGCCAGACCAGTCTTGATCTGCTGCGGCCCACAATTCGCAAGCCAGGCTCAGAACTGTGGTTCACCTGGAACCCACGCGACCAATCCGATCCGGTGGACTTTCTGCTGCGCGGCCCGACACCGCCAAAGGATGCCACTGTCCTGAAGGTCAACTTCACCGACAACCCGTGGTTTCCAGACGTCCTGCGCGATGAGATGGAATACGACAAGCGGCGAGATCCAGACAAGTACAGCCATGTTTGGATGGGACAGTACCTGACAAACAGCAGCAGCAGAGTGTTCAAGAACTGGCGCGTCGAGGACTTCGAGGCACCACCAGATGCCATTCATCGTTTGGGTGCTGACTGGGGCTTTGCAGTTGATCCGACTACGCTGGTGCGATGTCACATTATTGGTCGCACGCTCTACATCGACCACGAGGCTTACATGGTCGGCTGCGAGATCGTGAATACTCCCGATCTGTTCATGACCGTGCCAGAGGCCGAGAAGTGGCCCATCGTCGCCGACTCTGCCAGGCCGGAGACCATCAGCCACATGAAGAAGAATGGCTTTCCCAAGATCATGACCGCGATCAAAGGTCCAAAGTCAGTCGAAGAAGGCATCGAGTTTTTGAAGAACTACGACATAGTTGTCCACCCGCGTTGTATCCATACAATTGACGAGCTGACGCTTTACAGTTATAAGCAAGACCCATTGACCGGAAGAATATTGCCGGTGCTGGAGGACAAAAAGAACCACGTTATTGATGCCTTGCGTTACGCCTGCGAGGCCGTTCGGCGATCCAACGCATCCAGGCCAATGGCTTTCACCCCAATCGCCAACATGAAAAAGTGGTGAGACAATTGCACAAATTGGAGAATTGATGTATGGCCAGAATCTCAAACGACCAACGGCTCTCGAATCTGCACAGCGAAGCCCTGCGCCAGTTCAATGACATCCAGACTGCGCTGCGAGACGAGCGCCTGCAATGCCTGCAAGACAGACGTTTCTATTCCCTGTGCGGCGCCCAGTGGGAAGGCCCACTCTGGGATCAGTATGAGAACAAGCCAAAGTTTGAGGTCAACAAGATCATGTTGGCGGTCATTCGCATCGTCAACGAATACCGCAACAATCGCATCACCGTGGACTATGTGTCTAAAGATGGCACAGACAATGTAAAACTCGCTGAGGTCTGCGATGGCCTGTACCGTGCCGATGAGCAGGCATCCGTGGCAGATGAAGCCTACGACAACGCATTCGAGGAGGCAGTTGGCGGCGGCATTGGTGCATGGAGACTGCGCACAGTCTACGAGGATGAGGAGAACGGCGAAGATGATCGGCAGCGCATTCGCATGGAGCCAATCTTTGATGCTGACAGCTCGGTGTTCTTCGATCTGAACGCCAAGCGTCAGGACAAATCAGACGCCAAGTACGCCTTTGTGGTCACCAGCATGACCCGTGAGAGCTACAAAGAAATCTACAACGATGATCCAACGGATTGGCCCAAGATCATCCACCAGTATGAGTTTGACTGGGCAACGCCTGATGTCGTATTCGTGGCTGAGTACTACAGAGTCGAGGAAAAGATCGAGACTATCCGAATCTTCGAGGCCATCGACGGCACCGAAGAGCGTTACAGCACTGCAGACTTTGCAGCCGACGAAACCCTAGAGGAAACGCTGGCAGCCGTCGGAACCCTTGAAGTGCGGCAGAAAAAGATCAAGCGCAAGCGCGTGCGCAAGTACGTCATGTCCGGTGGCCGAGTGCTCGAGGACGCAGGCTACATTGCAGGCAACTGCATTCCAGTTGTGGTGGTCTATGGCAAGCGTTGGTTCGTGGACAACATTGAGCGCTGCATGGGCGCTGTCAGATTGGCAAAGGATGCCCAACGTCTCAAGAATATGCAGCTCTCAAAACTGGGCGAGATCAGCGCACTATCCAGCGTCGAGAAACCAATCTTGGTCCCAGAACAGGTGGCAGGCCACCAGCTCATGTGGGCCGAAGACAATCTCAGGGACTATCCATATCTGCTGGTGAATCCGATCACAGGACCGGATGGCAGCCAGCAAATCAGCGCCCCAGTTGCTTACACGAAAAGTCCAGCGATACCGCCAGCAATGGCTGCGCTCCTGCAGATCACAGAGACCGACATGCAGGACATTCTTGGCAATCCGCAAGGCGCTGACAAGATCGTGTCTGGCGTGTCTGGCAAAGCCGTGGAGATGATCCAGACTCGTGTGGATATGCAGACGTTCATCTACATGAGCAACTTCGCCAAGGGCATGAAGCGCTGTGGCGAGATTTGGCTAAGCATGGCCAGAGACATCTACGTTGAAGAAAAACGCAAGATGAAGACTATTGCACCGACTGGTGAGTCCAGCGTGGTCGAGCTGATGAAGCCCATGATTGACCCTGAAACGGGTGCGATGGTCATGGAAAACGATCTAAGCACTGCTACCTTTGATGTGATTGCCGAGGTTGGACCATCCAGCAGCAGCAAGCGTGCAGCGACTGTTCGAGCACTGACGGGAATGCTCCAGATCACCACAGATCCAGAGACCTCCCAGGTACTGACGGCGATGGCCATGATGAACATGGAGGGCGAGGGCGTCAGCGATGCCAATGCTTATTTCCGCAAGAAGTTGATTCGCATGGGCGTGGTGCAGCCAACCGATCAAGAAGCCGAAGAACTCATGGCCGAGATGCAAGGCAAGCCCCAGGACCCGAACGCCATGTACCTCCAGGCAGCGGCAGAGGAGGCCACTGCAAAAGCAGCCAAAGCTCGAGCTGATACGGTGGAAACTGTGGCAAGCGCAGAATTGAAACGCGCTCAAACCTTGCAGACTTTGGGCAAAGTTGACCAAACAGCGCAAGAGATGGCAATGACCAATGCCCAGGCCGTGCAAGAGATATTGCAAGGTCAAATTGTGCAGCCTGTTGCGAATCAGTAAAAAACAGGAGACAATATATTTAACGGATGCCGCCCACCGTTTCAATGGGTGAGTTTAATGGGGTCGAAGGATGAACGAAAAGGCAGTAATTGAGGACGAAGAAATCCATGTAGAGGAAGCAATTGAGGAAATCACGGAAATCGCTGATGACCTTGATGAACCTGATGCAGAGGAAGTAATCGTCAGCATTGGTGAGGAAGCGCCACCTCCCGAAGAGCACACTCCAGCACCTGAATGGGTACGAGAGTTGCGAAAGACAAACCGTGAATTGCAACGCCAGAATCGTGAACTGCAAAGCAAGTTGCAAGTCCAGCCAACTGAGATCAATCCGGTTGTCATTGGAGTCAAGCCAAAGCTAGAAGATCACGACTATGACGCTGACAAATACGAAGAGGCACTGACTGCTTGGTTTGAGCGCAAGCGACAAGCCGATGAGGTCAACGCCAAGCAACAAGCTGAAGTTATGAATCAGCAGAAGGCATGGCAAGCCAAGCTGGATGGCTACGGCAAAGCGAAAGCAGAGCTGAGAGTCAGGGATTACGAAGATGCCG